CTGCTAATTGTTGAAATCTTTCGTTTAATGGCTTTTTCATAATTTTAACATTTACATACACCTGTATTATCACAAATGATGTCTCTGATTATATTATTTACTTTTGTATATTTGTATTCAGGTACTTGAATTTTACCTTCTTGTAAAGCTCTTCCAGTAGGGGTCATATAAGCTCCATGAGTTGAGGGAGTACTTACAAAATCAAAACATAATAATTCAAAATCATCTTGTACTTCTACTGTGCCATCTCCATAATTTTCTTTTACAGAACCCATTCCACGAGAAGATATACCAACAGTAATTCCATTTCTGAATAATTCCTTAAGTATATTCCCTGCAGGAGTAGATAATATTTCAACTGTTCCATATACATCATCTCCTTTGACTTTTACTGATACAATATTATGTGACACGTTTTGTAAATTAATTACAGAACTTTCTGGGTGGTCTAATTCTCCTAATGCTCTTCTTTCTTTAACAGGACCTTCCATATAGTTTTTAATTTCACGCATTAAAATTTCTCTTGGGTATATTCTACCGTTTTGGTTTTTAGCTTCAGCTCTTTGAATTACTCCCGAAACTACTAAAGGTTTGTTTTCTTTAATAGAAGCTTCTACTAATCTTTTATCTACTTGAAATTGTCTATATTCTGTTAAAAGCATAATTAATTGTTATTTCTTTTTTTCTTAAAAGCTTTTGGTGTAGCGTATCCTTCTCCTGATCCTGCACTAACAGATGCTCCTGTACCTGTTGCGCTTACTTCGCCTATTTCTTTATCTTCATCAGGTACTACTCCAGGTACTAAATCTGCTATTTTTTGGGCTACCTCAGGCATACCCCCTGTTCTGTCAATTATAACAGCTAGTGTATTTAATACTTTGCCTAAATCATAATTACGCACTATGTTCATTAAAGCACCTATGTCATCATTACTCATAGACTGATCTACTACTTTTTTAATCTGTAATTCATCTAAACGTTTTTGCGTTTGTTTAGCTTGCCAGTCGTGTATGTTAAATTTTTTAGCCATGGATTGTTTTTAATTCATTTACAAGTTCATAATAATTTAATAAATTTATAACATTATCATCATGTACATTTGATTTTTTACAAAGTGGCTTTATTAAATCTTTAGTTTCATTTAATTTAATAGTTATTACTTCATCTTTAACTTTTTTAGAATATAATGTAATTTGTTTTTTTATACCCTTAATTTCTTCATTTATATAAGTCTTAAAAGCAGGACTATTACTAACACAATTTACATATTCTTTTAATAACGTTTTTTGATTATCAGCTAAACCACTATATTTATCATTAAATTTTTCAAGTATAACTTTATAAGTAAGTAGTCTTGTATTTTTATCTGATTTTGATAAACTTTCAACTATTGGATCTTTTTGTACTTTAGATTTTTTTCCAGAGACAATATTTTCTAAAAGAGTTATTTTAGAATTTACTATTGAAGTAGGAGTAGCTTCTTTATTTTCTAATATATTAAAAATAGAAGCCATAATTTTATAATTATTAATTTTTGATTTAAAGAAATTATTTACATTATATGTGTCTTTAAGTTCTTTAATTAGATTATATTTTTCTCTCCTTAACCTTGATTTATTTAAATTATTATAAGCTTTAACTAAAGTATCAATTAAAATAGTAGCACTGCTTTCTTTTATTAATTTCTTTGTAGCTAAAGTATGATAAATTTTGTATTCTTTTAAAAGTTCTGTTTTTGAATTAAAATACTTTTTTAGAATTGTCAAAGCCTTTGACTGATCTCCTGCGATAGTATCGGAAGTTAGCTGTCTTGTAAGGAGTTCAAATAAAATCCCAGTATTCCTATACTTGGAGTGTTTCATTTTCATTTAATTGCAATTTATCTGGATATAAATATATGTTTATTTCTGAGGCTTAATATTTTTTTCAGATAAAAGCCCATTTTTTTCCTCTTCTTTTAAAATTTCTTTATTATTTTTTAATTTTTGTAAAGATTTTTTAATATTAGCAACTTCAAATGTTGAAATTTTATTACCATCTGATTGTTTTTCTATTTTATCTGGTGATAATCCTTTTTTACCTAGTGGATCTCTACTGAAATTACTTTTATCACTTCCAAATTTAGTTGGATCTATTACTGGTCTTCCAGGTTCTTTTTCATCATAGCCTGTTGGTACTTGAGCAGGTCCTACTGCTTTATCTCTTTTATTACCATATAATGAAGCTAAATCGTGTGGTGTACCATATGATTCACCTGATTCTACAGGGTCATTACCTTCATTTTCAAGTTGTGAAAGTCTAAAGGCATTCATTGCATCTTTAAGCATAAGTTCTTTTTCTACTTCATATTGGTCAGGAGATAAACCATATACATTTTCATAAACCCAATCTTTAGACATTAGTTTACTATCTATCATATCTTTAGCTACAGTTGTTTTAGCTGTAAATAATTCTATTTTTTCTTGTTCATATATAATAGAAGGTACAGTTAATTCTAATGAAAAATCAACTAAATCTTTATCATCAAACCCTTGTGAATATAAATGTACTAAAGCTATTTTTGTTAATTCTGATTCTATAATTCTTTGAACACGTTCTACTGTACGAGCAAATCTAATGTCCATACCAGCTAATGTTGCTTTACCTTCAACTGCCTCTTCATAACCTAAATATGGTTTAGGTATTTTAAGGGCAGCCATCATTTTGTGTTTTAAATATTCAATATCTTGAGTACCATCATAATCTAATCCTTTTGTAGTATCAATTTTAGTTGAAGAATCATTACCTCTAACAGGAATATAAAAATCTTCAGTCATGTTTTGTATATTAAACTTTAAATTATAATCTCCTGTATTTTGATCTATGTAAGGTGTTTTTTTCATTTTATTAACAGTTTCCTGCATAAATTGTTCTACTGATTCAGGAGGTATTGCACCAACATTTACATAAAATATTCTTTTTTCAGGTGCTCTCATTATTCTATGGATTAGCATAGCATCTTCCATTAACATTAGTTGTTTAAATACTTTACGAGATGGTTCAAGATATGATCTACCATAAGGTAAATAATTAGAATCAGTTAATAACCTAAAATGTGCTACTTCATAATTTTCTAATGTAAACTGATCTCTTCTAATTGTGTTTGTAGCACCACTTGCAAGTCCATTAGGATCAAGAGTAAAACGAGTATAAGCAGGATTTTCTGGGTCTGTTCCTTCTTCTCTTACTACTTCATAAGTAGATAGGGGTATAACATTATAAATACCAAATTTTTCAGATACTTCTAATTTTAAATAAAAATCACCATATTTACACATATTTCTAACCCATGTAGGAAGATTAAACTCGACATTTAAAACATCATAAAATAAGTTATGTAATACTCTTCTTATATTTTCATTATTTGAGTTTATATTTAATACTTCTCCATATTCATTTCTAGTTGTAGTTTCATCTGAAATAATATCAAGAGCAGCAGCTATGATAGGGTCATGATCCATAGCCTCATAGTCACTATAAAGCTGCAGTCGCATTGACTGATAATTAAGTGTTGGATTATATTGTAAAGAAGACCCTACAGGTTTATGTAAACGTGTAAATCTATCATATAATGAATTTGTAGCTAGATTTCCATATTTTTGGATCCTGCCCGTGTCCATAATTTTTAATTGTTTACCCCCAACGTTACGAATTATAACATCATTTGAGAATAATCTTCTTAATCTTGTAAATAAACTAGTGTTTGCCATTTTTTATTATTTTAAATAAGCCAAGTTAAATCTTGTTGTCCTTTATCTCCTAAATCTTGAGTCCATCCAGCCTCTTTTTTATTAGTCCCTCCGGTATAAATAGTAGGAGCGTTTCGTTTCCAACTTTTTAATGCAGCTCTTGTTAAATCGATGCCTTGTTGTGCAAATTTTAATGCAGTATCTCTAACATAACATGATGTTGCTAAAGACATTATTAAATCATCATTATATCCTGATTGTGCTTCTGCTCTTCCATTTTTCCAAATAAAAGTTCTCATTTCTTCCATAGTTCTTTTTCCTTGGATTATTATAGATTTATCTTTTAAGTAAGCATCTAATTTTCCTATTACTAAGGGTCTTGTTTTCATTGACATTGTAAATCCAGGAACCATTTTAGAAGTATCTGTTATGTCATATCCTTTAGATAAAAATGCATCTGCACTTGTTGATGCATCTCCTTTAGGTGAATAGTATAAATTTTCATATCCTTTATCGATTACTATTTGTATAGTATTCCATCCTATATTTGCATTTTCAATTACTAATAATGCATTATTATATTCTGTAGCTATTGCCACTAACATATGTCCATATTCTTTTGTACCTATTTGGCCTTTAAATTCACCAATTTGTTTGCATTCATCAACATCAATAATATGAAAAGCTGAATAGTCTTGAGAGTCTCCTCTAGCTACGTCAGCTACTACTAAATATTTTCTTGTATAATCTGGATATTCCCATATATGTAATCCTCCTTCTATACCCCTTTTTTCTACTGGGTCTGTGATAAAGGTTTTATCATAATAATTTAAAAGATCGGGATCATAAACAATATTACCGGATGTTGTAAAATCACAATCACATTCTTGTGCGGCCATTCTAAGTCCTAATTCATCATCTTGTTTACTTCTCCATTCTTGGTTTCTTTCTGGATGAACTGTCCATGGTAATCTAATAGGGGTAAACCCATTAGTTCCTTCTTCTGCTTTAACCCACATTCTATGAAAAAAGTTTCCAGTACCATTAGGTGTAGATAATACAATACTTTTACCCCCTGTTGCTAGTGTTTGTTGTGATGAGCCCCAAATTTCTTCTATTCTATTTTCTTCAATAAAAGCAGCCTCATCAATTATTAGCAAAGAAATAGCTTCTGATCTACCTGCATCACTTGCTGCTGATACTGCTTTGATTTGAGAACCATTTTTAAGCCTAAGAGCTAATTTATTATTTTCAACAAAACCCAATTTTAACCAAGAAGGTAAACCATCATACATAAATTTTACTTTAGTTACCAAGTTTTTAGCTGTGTCTTGTTTTGTTGCAACTACAAGTATACTTTTATCTTTTTGAAATAACATCATATGTAAAGCTATACCTGCAGACAATGTAGATATACCTAATTGTCTTGATTTAAGTATTATACTTCTATCATTTTTATTGAGTTGGTTTAGTGTTCCCTCTTGAAATGGAAATAAATTAAATTGAATTCGACCCCTTGTTGGGTGTTGAATCCAACAGTATTTTTTCATAAAATATACAGGATCATGAATACATTTAAGGTATTCTTGTTTTATTATTTGTTTAATGTTTTGTTGAGCCATATTATATATTATACATATGAAGCTATTGCTGCTTTAATTTTATTTATACGCTCTTCAGTAGTTCCTGAAATTGTAACTACTTTACCAGGCATATATCTATGCATTCCTAATATAGATGATATTTTTTGATGAATAGCTAATCTATAGTCTTTATTTGTTTCTCTAACTCCATTATCTTCAATAGGTACAGATAAATCATCTATATGAAATATAATATCATATTCTTTAATAAGGTGCCATAAAACACCACTTATATGTTGCTTTTCAGCAATATTCATTGATTTAGATAATTCACAAAATGCCATAACATCAATAATAGTTCTATCTGTTATTATATTTTCTTGCATTAATTCAGCTGCTCTTTCAGCCGCAAATACTAGTTGACCTTTTAAAGTACTGTCTGTATTTAATGGTATACCCATTGAATTTAAATATTTACTTCGTTCTGTTCTAAACGTATAATTTTTAAATTCAGATTCTTTTTTTAATGCATTTACTAATGTAGTTTTCCCTACACTCATTGTTCCACATAAACCTATTTTCATATTAAAATCTTGCTGTTTTTACTGTTGATCCTGATTGTTTATACCATGGTAATCCTTCTCCTGATTTTTTTA